TTGTGTGTTCCTTTCTAAGAACTAAGCTATAGCGAACTTGCTATATAACCTAAGTACAGTATGCAGCGCATAGCGTCAAGAATAAAAATGCAATATTATTAAATTAATTTATTAGCCTAGACCATAGCCTAGACCATAGCCTAGACCAGAGCCTAGACCATAGCATAGACCATAGCGTAGACCATGGCATAGACCATAGCATAGACCATAGCATAGACCCTAGCATAGAAAAAATCCAGGATCTAAGCTTAGACCTAAGCCAGGCCCCACGATGGGAAATAAGCCAGGCCCCAGGGTAGGAAATTAGCTAAGGCCCAGGGTAGGAATTAAGCCTGGCTCCAGGGCTAGACCCTGGGTAGAAAATAAGCCAGGCTCCAGGGTTAGACCTAAGCCAGGACCCTGGATAATAAATAAATCAAGGACTTAGCCAGGCTCCAGGGCTAGGCCCAGGGTAACCCCCAGGATGGGAAATGACCTAAAGTTTTAGCCTCGGACCTGGCCAGGGCTACACATATGTGATCACAAAAGAACCCCCGATGGGAAACCTAAGACCAACCTAAGCCCCTCCCACTCACCATAACCATAAGAAAACACTTAGAAAAAACTATGGGTTTGACTTAGACTATTCTAAATGTTACTATCTTAGTACGGGATAGGTGCGCCTAGTGATTCGTGCCCTAGACTGTATCTTAACCGCAGCCTATGCTGCAAACTGTAACCGTTACTTAGGAGGTAACTATGAGAGATTACGGTAAAGCTCTCGAAGGTCTGGAGATAGAAACTTTCTATGACTCCAATGGACTTTCACAACGGTGTAAGACTTTCTTATACGAATACCTAGCTAGAAAGATAAAGCAAGAAGTAGACGACTGCGATAGTCTTGATACTAGCTATTACTACGAACAGACAGCTAACGTCAGTAAGGTCTTAGACATCTATTGGCCTAACATAGACAAAGACGAACCTGCTGCTATGTTTATCTACCCTGACTTGGCAGCTAGGGATAAAGGTCGCAGCGGACGCAGAGGTGTTCGTATAGGTCGTGCCCTTAGAAGAATGTTTCCGGAGCTACTCGATCATGAGATTGATAGCCTAGTGGACACGGTAAAGTCTAAGCTAATGCCCAGAGAGTACACTGTACACACTGGCTTTAGCGCTAAGGACTTTGCCAAAGCCTATTCACATACTCAGGTAGCCCCTGAGAATTTGGATACGGGTTGGCATAAGAAACATTCAGTCAATAGCTGTATGCGGTACAAGTTCGAAAGATGCCGATGGTCGTATCGGTGGTCGTGTTGTTGTAGCCAAATCTAGGGCAGGTGTAGAGATAAAGCCTAAAGCTGGGCCTATCTATGCAGTGTCAGAAATGGCTTACAAGAAGCTCCGCGAGTTTATTTCTTTTGCTGAAATAGAACTTGGGGACAACCAGTCTTGGGTAGGGTGTCAGCTTAAAGCTATACCATATCAAGGTGGCTATATTGCTCCCTATCTTGACTACGAGCCTAGATGGTTAGCAGAAAAGTATGCCGGTGGTAGCTCTGTTACCAAGCTAGAGATTTCTAGTGATGGAGAAATAGACGCCAGCCAATACAATGGCTTACTTATGACCGGTGGTCGTTGCCATTGTTTGGAATGCGAGGATGAGGTAGACGAAAGTTATGTCTATACCCGCGATGGTGACAGCTATTGTGAAACCTGTTACCACGAGCTATTCTTCTGCTGCGACTATTGCGAGGAAGATATGCCTAGGGACGAAGAGCGTGAAGTAAACACCGTTAATCGCTGGGGTAACAACCAACAGTCATGGTGCGAGCATTGCGCTACGCATCACGCTGTAGAAACCGAGTCAGGTGAAGTCTGGGATGAAGACCATGTCTATACCACAGGTGATGGCATAGTTATCAGCCAAGATGAGTATGACGAAGACTACTTCATGTGTGATCTTGTAGAAGAAATCTATCATAACGATCAGAGCGTTGATCTAAGTTGTGGTGGCAGGGCGTCTGCCTATGGTATCACTTGGTATAACGGTAATGATTTTACTACTAAGTATATCTATGACGATACCAACCAACATTGGGTATTAGAACCCCGAGAACAGGAGACTAAAGACAGTGCATAGTTTAACATCAATGCTTAAGTTTAAGCGCAAGCATGGCACGGAATCCATAAAGGATTTCTGTAGCCGTTTTCTACACCCGACCTTCGGGCATCCAGACAAGCATGGTAACTATGAGCTTGTCATAGGTAACAACCCCAAGCTCTGCTTTGCAGCTCACTACGATAGTGTGCATAGCTCTGGCGGTATGCAAAAGATCCAGATCAAGAACGATATCGTTAGCTTAGCTAATGACAGCGACTCTAACTGTCTGGGTGCAGACTGTGCCACAGGTATATGGTTGATCTTAGAGATGATCGACGCAGGTATCGAGGGTGTCTATGTAGTCCATGCAGAAGAAGAGACCGGATGCATCGGCTCTAGCAAACTTGTTAGCGATAATCCACCATGGATGGATAGCCTCAAGGCTGTGATATCGTTCGACAGGAAGGGCAAGGAAGATATCATCACTCACCAGTCGGGGATCAGGACATGCTCTGATGCCTTTGCAATATCCCTAGACAGTATTCTTGGCTTAGGTATGCGGCCCGACCCTACGGGTTCCTATACCGACTCCAACGAATACTCGCAGCTAATCTCAGAGTGTACAAACCTCTCTGTAGGTTACAACGCACAGCATACTAAGGGAGAAACGCAAGACCTGTTCTTCGCCTCAGCCCTTAGAGATTCCCTCATAGCAGCCGACTGGTCAAAGCTAGTCTTCGAGCGCGATCCTACCGTGCTAGATTACTACTACGACCGTCACTGGGGGTATCCCCAACACGGAAGCTATAGAAGCTCCTTCGACTACTGGGACGACGACGGCTACTACATACCGTCTAAAGTGGTGGCAGAAGATACTGAAGCGGACGACTTCCTAGAGCTTGTCTGTAGCCATCCCAATGCGGTAGCTCTATTGCTCAAAGACTTCTACGGGAACCCCTATGATCTCGTAGACGAACTCTATGAGTACGGTGCCAACGTAACGGTTACCAGTCGCCTAGCCTAACAGCAGGGGGCTTCGGCCCCCTCTAACTCTAAAAAAGGAAGAACCATGAAAAACTTAGATCACCTCTTAGAAACCTTCAATAACTTAAACGATAGGCTAAAGATGTCAGCCATGCTTATGAGCGTAGATAGGTCTGACACAGCTCTTACTATCTTATGCGAATGCATAGACAATATCGAAGAAGCAAAAGATATTATTAGCTTAGAATTACACAAACAGTCTAACACTATAAACTAAACTAGACCCTAGCTTAGAGATAGGCTAGGGTTTTTCTTTTGCCCTAATCCAGGTTCCAGGCCAGGGTCTAAGCCAGGGACCAGGGTAAGCTCTAGGGCTAGACATAGGCTAACCCCCTACGATAGAAAGCCCCCTGGGATGGAAATAGGGCTACGTGGGAAATGGGGCTACAGTGGAAATTGTTTACAAAAGGCCCCCGATAGAAATAGGGCTGCGATAGAAATCCCTAACTTAAGTGTTACTTTATTTATAAATACTATAAGTTATTATTGTCTTTCGTAACACTATAGTGTATTATAGTTTTACTTCTCGCAGCTGAGAAGAGTGATATGACTAAAAAGAGGAAAAAAGTTATGCCAGAGATAGGTAGACTACCTTGTCCTAATGTAGAGGGTTGTGGCAGCTCTGATGCCTACAGCTACAATACAGATGAAGGTATAGGTCATTGTAAGTCTTGCGATGACTGGTCTTTCGCAATAGATAAAGTGGTGAAACGTAAAAGCAATAGGAGTGATGAAGAAATGGCTTTTGATGTAGATATCCCAGAGATTAAAGACTATGAGTATGTTGCAGCTAGAGGTATCTCTAGTAGTGTAATGGAGATGTATGATGTACGCAGCTACAAGAATGCCGCAGGAGACGTGGTAAAGCAAGAGTATGTATACCCCTCCGGTGGAAAGAAGATCAGGGTACTGCCCAAGACCTTCTCGGCTAAGAACCTTAGTCAAGATGAGCTATTCGGTATGAATATATTCCCTGCAGGTTGCGCACGTATGGTAACCATCACTGAGGGTGAAATAGACGCTCTCTCAGTGCAGGAGATCATGGGTGGCAAGTCCATCACACCTGTAGTGTCTTTACCCTCTGCTACGCCTTCTAAGAGGCTCTGGGAGAAGTGTACCCCTTGGCTTGATAGCTTTGAGAAGATCGTCCTTAGCGTTGACAATGATGCAGCTGGTAATGCAGTGGCTGCTAAGATCTTCAATATGTTCCCGAATAAAACCTATCGGGTTATCCATGACGTCTACAAAGACGCTAACGACTTTCTTGTGAACAATGCACGTAAGGAATTTAGTAACGCTTGGTGGAATGCTAATAAGTATACCCCTGAGAATATCCTAAATACCTCAGACCAGTTCGTTAAGCTATTCAAGGAAAGCCCTGAGTATAACTATGTACCCACAGGTATCGAAGCTCTTGATGATAAGATCATGGGTTTGATGCAGGGTCACTTCACTGTGATCAAAGCACCTACTGGTATTGGTAAAACTGAGGTTATGCGTTATCTTGAGTACAACATGATTAAGCGTAAGGTTCCCTTTGCCTCTTGGCACCTTGAGGAAACTAAACTGCGCTCTCTGTTAGGCCTTGTGTCTTACCACTTGAACCAGAACCTGACACGTAGGGACATCATTGATGCTCTTGGGGTACACGACTTAGTAGAAGACGCCATCAGAGATCTGACCAAGGACGAGCTGATCTATCAATTCTACATGCCTGACGGTGGGGATACTGATGACTTCATCGAGCAGATACGTTATCTGAGTCAAGGTTGTGAGTGTAAGTATATCTTCTTTGAGCCTATCCAAGATGTAGTCGTAGGGTCTTCTGAGGAAAGCAAAGAGCAACAGCTTGCAGATCTATCTGTAAGGCTCTCTAAGCTTGCTGCAGAGCTTAACGTGGGTATTGTGACCATTGCACATACAAACGAGAACGGTGACCCTAAGTATTGTAAGATGATAGGTCAGAGGGCCTCTGTGATCATTGACCTGTACCGTGACAAATTGTCAGAGGATGACCATGAGCGTAATACTACGCAGCTACGGGTAGAGAAGAACCGCCCTTGTTCTGAAGAAGGTATGGCGGGTACTTTACTGTTTGACTCGCACTCGTTTACATTAGAGGAGACACACTCATGAGGGGTAACATAAACGGGGCAATCAAGGCATCTGCTATAGTTGCATTTATAATAGCAGGTTTACCTATATTGATTGCTATGACGTATGACGAGTTCCCACGTTACTGTAAGCAAACTATCTTATTACCATGTATAGGAGCAAGCAATGAGTGAGGTAAAAATAACAGAGATAGAAGAGCATGAGGATGGCAGCGCTACATTACAAGTAGAGTGTGAACCAGAAACCTTTATGGCTATCTTTAACGTAGGCTTCATAGCCCTAGTTAGGGCTGGTTTAGAGAAGGAGAAAGAAGATGGGTAGATACGCAGTTCAAATAGAGATTGAGAAAGGTGAATACACCTTCGTCAGAAAGGAGAACCCTTGGACTTACGATACCAAGGTGTGGGTCTTTACTGATCGTGAGGAAGCTGAGAGAGAAGCTAAGAGATGGAACACTGGTGTAGTAGTGGAGTATTTGTAATGTTGTTTTATACTGTACTTGTGTTGAGCTACACACTTAATGGAGATTACCTACAGTCTGAGGTGATCTTCCCTAGTGCTAAGTCCTGTGGAGACGCTCTACCAGCCTATTACGAACCTGTGTATGCTTTAGATAGAAATGCCATAGGTCAATGCCTGAAGACTGATACATTATCAGGGTCTATTAAACCTAAGAGGAAACCAAATGTCAGTGGTTAAATATGCAGTGCAAGTTTGCTTTGGTGGTACAGAGTGGGTCAATGAGGTTGCTGATGATATCCTTCATCCCAACAGTAAACCAAAGCTTTACGATACCCAAGAAGAAGCTGTAAAACGTGCTAAATCTTATGTAGTTGCAAGGGTGGTGCAATATGTCGACACATGAAATACATGAACACGCTTTAGGTGAAGCTCTCTTCGACTTTGAGG